TATCACTATAATATTATCATACTCACCTAGTATTAATGACTGTGCATTAACTTCTAACGATTCTTTCCAAAATATATCATGGTTACCTAATAGAGTTATTAGTTGGATGCCTTTGGCTTTTAGTTTATCAAAGAAGTAGCGTTTGCACTCAGCAAGCGTATTGAAGTTAACAAACTTACGACGATCAAATAGATCGCCAAGCTGATAGATACCTTTGATGTTATGCTCTTCCATATACGGGAATAAAAATTCTTCATAGAACCTCTCATAGTATTTGTGAAACTTTAATGAGTCTCCTCTTACACCAAAGTGACAGTCTCCCAGAATAACTATCTTACTCATTCGGGTTCTCAATAAATGTATCTAACGTAATAGTATCTGGATCGACTTTCTTTTTCTTCTTCTTATTCTTCTGGCGTTCTTCATAGCCATCATCGAATGTACCATGTTGTTGCATGAACCCGATGAATCCATTATAGAAGTCATCACCATCATCATGACCTTGTGTCTCAAATGATTCTACTGTAACATCTCTAATTAGTTTACCACGAATGTATGATTGTTTCTTTTCTTTTTCTATACGTCTAAGGAATGCATAGTAAATGATCTGCGTAAAGTATGAGAATGGATTAGATGATTTTTCTGGATCAAAGTTATCAAAGTACATGATGCAGTTCTCGATGCCGTCAAGGATCATGTCATCTTTATATGAATAGTTAATAAAGTTTGGGCGATTTGCTAGTTTAGTAGCAATCTTTAGGATACACTCACCAAGATAATTTGAGATCTGGGGTTTTGGATCTCCACATGCCTCTGCTTCAGCAACCTGCTTCTTATACTTCTTAACCGCTTCTAAGAAGTCTGCGTTGTTTACGTAGTGGACTGGTTTTTTCTCAGCCATGTAATTCACCTTTATTAATAATTAAGACCATTGTACTACATAGTAGGTATAAAGTAAAATTATTTTATGCAGAGAATGATGAACCGCACCCACATTTAGATGTTGCGTTTGGATTTTTTATTGTGAATTGAGATGCTGCTAGAGATGTTTCATATGCTATTTGAGATCCAGCTAAATACTGCATACTCATAGCATCTATTAGTAACTTAACTTCATGTTGTTCTATGACAAAGTCGTCTTCATTTTGATTATCGTCAAATGTGAATCCATATTGAAATCCAGAACATCCTCCTCCTGATACGAATATGCGTAACATAAGGTTTGGAACATCCTCTTCTTTTAATAGAGACTTGATCTTATCTGCTGCTGTTTGATCTATTGTTATTTGATCCATAAAAATAATTGTACTTTAATTGTTCAAAGTGTTACTATGACTGTATGGGGTTTTTCAAGTGGTTAATGTAATGTTTTATTACCATCAATGTTTAAAGAGATTGTTTCGGGATAATCTTCATCAACGTTATCTCTAAACATGTTCTTAAGCTTATCAGCTAACTGTTGTAGTTCGTTCGGGTCATAAGCTTCAGGTGGTGGGGTGTTAGCTCCGATGAAGTCGTCTACAGATCTATGATACTCGTCTACATAACGAGGATCCATGTCTTTTAATATCACGATGTGTTGTTTATGAAACACGAACTCATCATCAGCACAAAAGTGGCTATAAGTCCCTAATACTATAGACTCTACAGGATATCCACTCATGATACGACTAACATGCTTTACTACCATGGGAAATTGGACCTTAATATCATAGTCATCTTCTTTCACAAGAGTTCCAAGTATCTCTTCACCAGAGATTAACTTAATCACTACATATCTATCTAGATCTACTGTCATAGTTGTACCTCGTGGACTTTATAGTCGAACTTTTCTTCTGAGTATATCTTGATTCTCTCAACAAAGTGGTTCAATGTATGGTTCTTTCTCGATTTATGTTGTAGATCATCAGCGATGTCAAATAATTTAAGCGTAGTCTTGCCATCTTTTAACCTTAACCCGCGACCAATAGATTGCAAGTTTCGGATCTTAGACTTAGTAGGACTAGCAAAGATAATATTCTCTATGCTAGGTATATTTATACCCGTTGAGAACGTAGCATAGGATGCAACGATGATGGTGTTATCACCGAGCTCGGTATTCTTACGGATATCTTCGCGATCTAAAGTCTCTACTCCACCATGTACGATGAATACGTTCTTGTCTGGAGCCCTAACTTTGATAGCTTCATATAATGGTATACCATGTTTCTCTACGAATTGGAATAGAACTAATGTATTACCCTTACATGATATAGCAAGGTTACGGATAAATTTATTTCGCGCTTCGTTTAATACAAGGAACTCCATCTCTTCTTGATATGTATGTTCTTTACAAGCCTTTCGTATCTCATCCTTATACTTAAGTAGTAGACAGTTGATATCGATCTGAACGACCTTACCATCATCCATAAGTTCTTTTGTAGTAGTAACTCTATGGACAGGCCCGAATAACCCTTCTAATGTAAGTTGATTGATCTTCTTATTATCGATGGTGCCTGTCGTACCTATACGGTACTTAACATGTTGCATACGTTCCATGATAGTAATAAGAGATGTAGCTTTAAACTGATGCGCTTCATCGCCGACTATCACATCAAAGTTTTCAAACCATTGTTTAGGTTGTGTATAGATGGACTGCCATGTAGTAATCAATACGTTCTTAGTAAACTCTCTTGTAAAACCTGAATATAGTTTCTGACAGTTAGCACCAACACTCCAACCATTATGTGATGAGTAGTCTTCAAAGTCGGAATACATCTGCTCTACTAATGACGTAGTAGGCACAACGATGATTGTCTTACGATCTTCTTCAAGATGCCATCTCATCAAACAATAGATCATAAAAGATTTACCTGATGCGGTAGGTGATAGTAATACTGTACGATTAAGGTTGAGTGCAGTCTTTACTGCTGCGATTTGATAATCACGAGCAACGATTGGTTCTCCACGACCATATAGATCGAGATCATATATGAACTTAGTTACTTGTTCTGTGGTGTAGTTTTGTAGATCTAAAGGCTTTGGGTAATCATCGGTAGGATTGAACGTTAGTTCATAGTTGTTTCTTTGTGCAAACTCGAGGACATATTGATATAGTCCTGCATATAGAGTTTTCTTAATAAGAGAGTACAGTCGAACCTTACCATCCCATAAACGAGCCTTAAACTTAGGTGTAAACCTTGCACCAGGAACTTCATATGTAAAGAAGTTCTCTAGTTCTTGTTCACAACCAAGATCTCCATAAACACGGATGTTTACTTCGTTAATCTTTTCAATAGTTAGTTTCATTAATCAATAATTATTCTAGACTTAGGCTCTTCTTTTTTACAGTCGCACTTTGGTTGTTTTGTTTCTGACATAATACAACACATAGTGAATAAGAACCACCAAGGACTCCATCCACATACTTGAACTAGATACGCTGTACCAACTAAGATTGCTATATTATATATCCATACCATTTTTACATCCCCGCTAAAAATTTCTTCCATTCAATACCATTTTTAAGTTGCCAGTCTCGGGCTTTGATTTGACCTAAGATACCTTCGAGTAGATAACCCATAGTCTCAAGGTATTCTATCTTAGTATTTAGGCTGATTAGATCTTGATCACCTTGAAGGAACTCATCCATCTCGTTCTTAAGTGGTTTGATTAGTTGGTATTGTTGCCAACCTAACTCGACTAGTTCTTCTCTTGATAACTCACCGCGATAATACCTAAACTTATTCTTACGAAGCAGGTTGTAATCACCTCTAGCCTTTGTAAGCTTAAGTTTGACACCAACCATAAGTTTGATATACTTTGAGTGGACCTTTGCAGTCTCAGTTGATGCCTCACCTAGATGGTTATCATCAATGACACTGTCTTGCTCCCACATCTGCTGGATCTCTTCAATATTCATAATATACTCACACCATTTAAAATTACATTATAACATAATAACTAATTAAAGTACATGCCTATACGAAGTCATAGTAGGTATAGCGGAATGTAGCCGTACCAATCAAGTAGTTAACATCATCAATAGTTGCCTGGAATGGCAAAGATGATACTGAGGTAGGATGTAGATCTCTAAATCGTATAGTTTGTGTAGCTATGTTATTACTACCTAATATCTCTAATGTGCCATCAGAATAGTTACTAATCATACCACCAAACTTATTGTTTTGTGCTGATGGATCTTGTGCTGCCAATGCTTGATACTGTAAGTAATTTTCTGGGAAACCCAAGCCAATGAGCCAATTAAATACACCCTTATAATTTGCTAGGTTCTCATCTACTAAGAACTGTACAACAAGATCTCCAAAATGGATCATCTCACCAGGTATTGCAATAGTAGAGAATGATGTTGGCATCTCGATAGCAGGTAACTCAACTTCAGGCAAGTTTGCTTGCTGACAAAAGTATGTTAAGTCCGGTAACTTGGATATGGATAATCTAAACCCGGTAGGTGATAAAGGATTAATATTACTTGGTACTGGACAATTTGCATTAGACATAATGATTCCTTAATGTTATATACTATTTATACGCAATAAAAAGGGCTCTTTCGAGCCCCTCTTATTCAATGTAGTTCCCTTACGGGTATTCTTACATCAAGTTAGTGACGGCTACTTTCCTGTAGTAGTAATTAGCGTTACGACGGATAACATTGTTATCGCCATTGCCATCATCCAAGTTAACGAATGGGTTAGCTACGATACCATAACGTGTCTTGAAGCCAATTTTTGGTTGGAAGCTATTAGGATCAACAGCTCTAACTAATTGGAGAGGAACGTATGGACAGTAGAATAAACCAGCGTCAAATGCTGATGTACCTTTGTAACCTACTACGAAGAATTGTGAACCACTTGCTGATGGGTTATTACCACCAGAATATGGATCAATATACACTTTGTACTTACCGTTTAAAACACCAGCAAAAGTTGTAGATGCTTCGTCAACATTTAATGATGTTGAAAGAGCTGGAGCGTAATCTAATACACCTGCCATAGCCAATGCTGATGCAGTGTCTGATGAACAGATGATGAAATTACCACGACCTCTACGAGTTTGTTGAGCAATCGCATTAGCTTCACGTTCGATTTGGAACAAGAGGCCTTTGAATTTTTCAACAGACCAACGACCGTTAGAGTCAACGTCTAAGTCGAAAGTACCTGCAGTTGCTGTACCGTATTGAGCACCAATCTTAGCAGAATGGTAAACTGTACGGATAACTTCACGGTTGATTTCAGCAAGGATTTCTGTAGAAAGGATGTTGCTTAATTCGCCTTCTGCATCTAAACCATGTACTGATTTTAAGTCTTGTGCTAATTCAATTGAGTACTCAGCTTTAAGAGCACGAGTTTTAGCAGTTACGCTAGTTTTTTCAATTGAGAAAGCCATTTGTTGGAATGCACCGTCACCAGTACCACCTTGACCTAAAGCTTCAGCAGCAGCTGTTGTGATACCTAAACCAGTGTTCTTAGCAACAGCAGCTGAAGGACCAAAGCCTGTAGCACCGTTAACTGAGTCTGTGAATGGGTTACCACCAGCATTTTGTGATGCTAGATCACCTGCAAAGCCTGTGTCTGCTTCGTTAAATAAAGCTTCGTCACCACCTTGTGTAGTGTAACGTGACTTCATTGCGAAGATAAGACCAGTAGGTTGTGTCATTGGTTGAACGCCTGCGATATCGTAAGCGATCATTTGTGGCATAGCACGACGTACTAAAGCGATAAGTACTGGGTCGAAACCTGATACTGTACCTGTAGAAGCACCCGCACCACCTAGACCAATACCAGCACCGCCAGCATTGTTAGGGCTTGATTCAAAAAGTGCTTCCGCACCTTTTTGCATTTCGCGCTCTTGGTTTTCCAAGAGAACAGCAGTAACTTCTTTACGATAGTTATCGCTGATTTTTGGGAGAGAAGCGTGTTCTAGAATCGGCTCCCATTTTTTCATTAAGTCTTGACGAATTGTCATTTTATTTTCCTTATTTAATGTTATTGAGAGCTGACATATACTTTCTGATTGAAGGATCAACAGCTTTTTCTTCTGTTAATGTTTCAACTGGAGTATCTGTAACAACTGACTCAACGATTGTTGATGCCTTGTTTGTGAAATAATTTTCACGAATTGTCTGAACTTTCTTTTCAAATGATTCAACACCTTCAAAAACTAATTCTTCAGATAATCCAAGGAATTTTTCTTTATCAGTTTCTGTTAAACCATCTAAAGCATCAGCTACGATAGATTCACGTGTAGATTCGTTGATGACTTTCGCCATTTCAACGTTAACTGCAACTTGTTCATCTAACTTAGCTTGAAGTTCTGCATTTTGTTCTTCTAAAGCACCAAGTACATCGAATTTCTCTTCAGGAATGTCGATATAATGCTCTTCGAATAAGCCTTTAAGACCTGAAACAAAACCTTCAAGAATTTCAGACTTCATACCACTTTCAAGGGCAATTTCATTTTGTGTAAACCACTGCTCAACTATATAGTTGAGGTATCCATCAACTTTTTCAACAAGACCCTCTTGATTCTTTGCTGCTTCTTCTTGCAAGCGAGCTTCGAATTCTTCTTCAATAGTAGCGAATGCTTCGTTAATACGAGTCATTACTGCTGCTTCGAAAATAGTAGTTGCTTTTTCTTTGAATTCTTCAGTGAGTTCTTCACCGTTGAATAAAGCATCCATATCTTCTTTGAAATTTACTGCTGCACCAGGTGCGTGAGCTGGGATAGAATCCTTAGCTGTACGAATAACTGCTTGATCACCAGCTTCAGCCTTAGCTGTAACAACGTTAGGTTTCTTAGAAGCAACTTCAGCCGCTTTTTCGTCTTCTACATTGTTTTTAGCATTAGCTTCGTTAGGTGTTTCGCCACCGTTTGGTACTGAACCTGTTGGACGCATAACTGCTTGGTCACCCGCTGCAGCATTTTTTGTCACAACATTTTCTTCAACAATTTCTTCAACTTGATCATCGGCTGAACGTGATTCAGCTAAGATCTGAGCGATTTTTTGTTCGATTGACATCTTTAATCTCCTAATTTGTGTATCGTTTTATCGATATACTATTATTTATAGTTATTTAATTTTCGAGAGGAATGATTGGAATGCTCTAATCTTTGCCTCTTGTAAATTTTTACCAGATGCACGGCGAATATTCGCTTGCATTTCTCGTAAGTCTTTCTCCACAAATTTTCCATCGACCATAACCCATTCTTTAGACTCCATTACACCCTCTACGAAAGCATTAGGGGCGGATGGGTCAGCAACAATATCAGCTGCTGTCGCTAAAGTAAAATCTTTACCAACATAAGACACATCACCTTTTCTGTCAAGTGATCCCATACCTCTAGAACTAACACCAAGTGTAGCTCCTTCATCTATGAGTGACTTAACGATTTTTCCATAAGGAGTATCCATGATCTTAGCTTTACCAACAAAGTTGTCTCCATCTCTATGTAAAGATTTAATCATGTGTGATACTCTGTCAAGATTAATCGTTGGTGAATCAGGATGACCTAACTCGCCAAAGGCACGACTCTTGTTGACATATTCATCGTTATATCGTTTTACCTCATTATCAAGTATCTCTACTGGATAGATGCGGCCGTTACGATTCTTTAAGTTCGATTGAAGGAATACACCTTCAATGAAGTATTGTTTACCTTTACCTAGTTTTTCTTCAA